TCATAGCCTTCGTGCAGGGCACGGCGGAGGAGCTCAACCACTCCTTTGTCAAGACCCCGGGCATGACGGTCGTCGAGGTGCCTGAGGACACCTACGACTTCCTCTACAACTCGCTCCTCGAGAAGGCGGCATCGGAGAGGAGGGCGCAGTCATGACCCCGCCACCGGGCAACGTCCGCCCGGACGGCCACGGGGGGCTCCGCGTGGTGATCGAGGGCATCGAGCACCTGGTCACTGCCGACGACGCCGCCCACCTCCTCTATGCCGGCGATATCGCCCTGCTCCAGGATCCCGACCCGGCCCCGCTCCTCCGGGGCGAGCCGCGCCGCAAGACCGGCCACATCCTCCCGTCTCGCGATGACGGCGACGTGACGCCTCACCTGGTGATCTGCGTGCATCCGGACCACCTCTATCTGGCGGTGAAGGGGGAGGTCGCCGCGGTCAGGACCGGGACACTTGATATCTGCAAGGTGGTGAGCGCATGACCGACGAAGGGACAATGCACGAGGGACAAGACACTTGCCGACCGTACATCGAGCGTGATGTCGCCGCAGAACTTGCGTCCCTGAAGATAGCGTGGCGGAAGCCGTCTGTCTCGGCAGTGGTTCGGGAGTTGTTACGACGCTATAAACAGTCTAAACAGTCCAAATAGTCTAAATAGACTATTTAATCCGTTTTTTTAAATTCTGGGGCCATATATCCACTTGATTGTATGGCAGGTATCGAAGAGCGCCGTCGGACGGCCGAGGAGATCATCGCGTATCTCCGGGGCAAGGGGTACATCAAGACCCGGGCTGAGATCGACAGTCGGACCGGAGAGTGCCGGATCTCTATGATTCACATCGACGGAGATACGCTCTGGATAAACCTCCGTGACCTGCCGCCCTCGGTCCTCGCCGAGTTCTGTAACGTGTACGAAGAGATCCACGCACTCGGATTCGGTCTCATCCATTCCTGCACCCGGCTCCGGCCGCTCGGGTACAGCGAGATAGCAAAGGAGGACTTCAGCCCTGAGCTGATCGCTGACCTGCAGCACGAATACCACTATTACCGGGGCGCGTTCTGGGTGCTCCGGATCGCGATCGTCCTGGCGCTCCTCCTCCTCACGGGCAGCCTGGAGACCGCAGCGCACCTCCTGGGGTGGTGAGGATCGGCTCCCGGAACGATGGGGCGAAAACTGCACCGACGAAGGTCCCGGCAGCCACCCGGCGAGAGGAGGCCTTGGAACTCCGGGCATCAGGGCAGTCCATCCGCGCGATCGCCGATAAGCTGGGGGTCTCGAAGTCTCAGGTCCAGCGTGACATCGAGAAGGAACTGCAAGCGGCCGCAGAGGGGCGCAAGAAGATCGCAGGGCTCATTATCGATCTCGAGCTCGCGAAACTCGACGCACTCGAAAAGAAGGCATGGAAACACATTGCCGCCGGCGAACTCTCTGCGATCGATCGTGTGCTCCGGTCCATGGAACGCCGGGCGAAACTGCTCGGACTCGACAAGACCGGCGAAGGCGGCGACACCGGATCCCTCGGCGACCTGGTAGCAGCCATCAGGCAGGCGCGGGAGGCGCGGCAACGTGGCGATTAAGTGGGGCCAGCTCTCTCCGAAAGCGATCTTGTCTATCTGCGAGAGCACCCGGCGGCTCAACATCTGGCACGGGGCGGTCCGGTCGTCCAAGACCGTCTCTTCCGTCACCCGGTTTCTGGAGTTCATCGCCGACGCCCCCCCGGGCGACATCCTGATCAGCGGCAAGACCGAGCGGACCGTCTACCGCAACGTCCTCCGGCTGATCCGGGATATCGTCGGTTCTGACAATTTCCACTATGCCCGGAACACCGGGGAGTGCACGATCGCCGGCCGGCTCTGCTATGTTGCCGGCGCGAACGACGAGCGGGCCGAAGAGAAGATCCGGGGCATGACCCTGATCGGCGCCTACGTCGACGAGGCCACGGTTCTGCCCGAATCATACTTCCGGATGCTCGGCACCCGGCTCTCCCTCGCCGGCGCAAAGTTGTTTGTCACCACGAACCCCGACAGCCCGTTCCACTGGCTGTACACCGACTACATCCAGAACCCCGATATCGACGCTGCCGTCTTCCACTTTGAGCTCGACGACAACCCGGCGCTCTCGGAGGAGTACAAGGCGGCGTTGAAGGCGGAGTACTCGGGCCTCTGGTACCAGCGGTTCATCCTGGGGCTCTGGGTGCAGGCGGAGGGCGCGGTCTACGACCTGTGGGATGAGAACAAGCACGTCCTTGACGAGCCGCCGGGACAGGCAGAGGCATACTACGTTGCGATCGACTACGGGACCAGCAACCCGACGGTCTTCGGGCTCTTCGGGGTCCGGGGGAAGGTCGCCTGGATGGAGCGGGAGTATTATTATGACCCGGGCAAGACCGGCCGGCAGAAGACCGACGCGGAGTACTCGAAGGCCCTTGCCGAGTTCCTCAACGGCATCGCCCCCAGGTCGATCATCGTCGACCCGTCGGCCCTCTCCTTCAAGGTCCAGCTCCGCCGGGACGGGTTCGAGAACGTCAAGAACGCCGACAACGCCGTCATCGACGGGATCCGCACCCAGAGCAGCATGCTGCACCAGGGGAGGTACTTCGTCCTCCGCTGCTGCACCCACACGATCGAAGAGTACGGAGCGTACGTCTGGGATGCCAAGGCGCAGCAGAAGGGCGAAGACAAGCCCGTGAAAGAGAACGACCACAGTAAAGACGCGGAACGTTATTTCCTGCACACGGTCTTCGGCAAGGGACCGGGGATCTCGTTCCTGAGGTGACACATGACAAACGACTCACTGTATATATCGGTCTGCTCAATCTGCGGCCATCCGCTGGAGAAATGGCAGATCGCAGGAGAGACACTCGACACGACACTGATCGGCTACGACGAGCGTGCGCTCATCGATATCAGACTCATTCTCTGTGCTGAGTGCCACGAGAAGATCAAGGTCTACGCAAACAGCTCAGTCGAGGAGGCCATCGCACGGATGGAACGCGATGCGGCATGAAACTACTCGCAGAGAACATCGATGCCTGTGACGTCAGTCAGACGATCGCAACCCTGATCGCGAACCACGACCCGTCTCTCATGCTCGTCGGGGTGGACTACTACAACAACGATACCCGCATCAAGGACCGGCAGATCTGGTATTACGAGGACGGGGAGAAGAAGATTGATACCGAGGCCACGAACCAGCGCGTCTCGCATGACTGGCACAAACTCCTGGTCGATCAGAAGGTCGCCTACCTCCTCGGCCGCCCCCCGGTGATCAGCGCCGAAGATGAGCAGTTCGCCGAACAGCTCAACGTCCTCCTGGACGAGACCTGGGACGACCGGCTGCAGGAACTCGCGAAGAACGCCAGCAACAAGGGTGTCGAATGGCTCATGCCGTTCATCGACGCGGCGGGCAATTTCCGGTACATCATCATCCCGGCGGAACAGTGCATCCCAGTCTACGAGACGGACTACGAGGAAGAACTCGTCGCCATGCTCCGGTACTACCCGGCTGTGGTCGGCGGGGAGACGAAGACCCGGGCGGAGTGGTGGACCGCCGAGGGCGTCTCGACCTACATCGAGACGGAGGCCGGGGCCTATACTCTCGAGTCAGAGGACGGCCATTTCTTCCTGAACGGGACCCCGATGGGATGGGGTCGGGTCCCGTTCGTCGAGTTCGCGAACAACGAAGAGCGGTTCGCCGACCTCAAGTATTACAAGGAGCTGATCGATGTCTACGACCTCGTGATCAGCGACCTTGCCAACGACCTCACAGACATCCAGAAACTCATCTTTGTCCTGAAGGGGTATGGGGGGCAAAGCCTAACGGAGTTCGTCCGGAACCTCCGGTATTATCGGGCGATCCAGGTGGACCCAGAAGCCGGCGCCGGCGTCGAGACCCTCAGCGTGGATCCGGCGATCACGGCGATCGACTCGTTCCTGAACCGGGTGGAGGAGAACATCTTCATCCACGGGCAGGGGGTCAATGTCAAGACCGACACGTTCGGCTCGGCGCCGAGCGGGATCGCGCTCAAGTTCCTCTACTCCCTCCTTGACCTGAAAAGCAACGTCATGGCACGCCGGTTCTCTGTCGCAATCAAGAAGTTCTGCTGGTTTGCTGCTAAGTACCTTGACCTCAAGGGCGTCGGCACCTTTAACCCGCGCAGCGTGAAGATCACGTATAATAAGTCCCTGCTCATCAACGACCTCGAACTCTCGCAGATTGCAGAATCAAGCATGGGGATAATCTCGCAGGAGACTATCGTCGCCCACCACCCCTGGGTTGAGGACGCGCAGGCCGAGCTGACGCGGCTGCAGTCCGAGCAGGAGAGCAAGGTAGACCTCTCCAGGTACCTGCAGGAGGGCGATGAGCAGGAGAGTGAGGGCGAGCAGCCCGGAGCGGGAGAGTAATCATGCCCCACTTCACCCTCTGGTTTGAGACCGAGGCCCTCCGTGACCGGCTCCTGCCGGTCATCCTGCTCCGGATCCCTCCCTGGTTCGAGTTCTCAGCCTGCACCGGGACGCCGGACGTCACTATCGAAACCGAGGGGGTCAACCGGGGCTTCCCGTTCCCGGTCCGTCCTGGCACTGTCTACATCTTCGACGACGAGATCCCTGCACGGGCGGTGGGCCTCGCGGCCCCGATGCGGGCAAGTGTCCGGGTCAGACCGATCGACTCCGACAACGTCCTGGTGCTGCGCATCTGGCATGAGGTCCTGCACGCGGTCGGGCAGCCGGCCGATGATATGGTCCCGCTCGCGGGCACCTGGCAGACCCCGTGGCAGCGGCTCCTGTGGGCAGTGTGGCGCTGGTTCGGCGATGAGGTTGACGTTCCCTTCTGGCATGAGCGGTTCTATGCCTGGCTGACCCGTCGGGCGATGGAGGCGGGTGCGTGAAGATCGTCTGCCCGGAGTGCGGGAGCGCCGCGCTCTGGCTCCTCGATGACTGGGTAGACTCAACGCTCACCGACGACGGGGTGACCCTCGAGGGCGCAGGGATCGTCTGTGAGTGTCGCGCCTGTCATGCCTCATTCGAGGTCTCTGCAACAGTGTTCACAGTGAAGGTCGAGGACCATGGAAAAGGCGTTTCTTAGGCTCGACAAGCAGATGGGCAGACTAACCCGGGTTGCCGAGCAGGATGTCGGCCGGCAGTACGGGCAGATGCTCCGAGAGATCCGGGCGGTCCTCCAGCGGACGTACGATCGCTACTCGCTCGCCGATGGGACCCTGACCTACTCGCAGATGGTGCGGTATGGGCGTATCGACATCCTGAACGCAGATATCGAGGAGATCACCCGGAAGTACTCCGGGCTCGTCGCGGGCGAGATCCGGACCGGGCTCCGGAAGACCGTCACTACCTCCTTCGAGGGCTCCCGGGGGGCGCTGGAGGTGGCTGCCGGCCGCAAGATCAGAGCGATTCTGAAACCTGAGATCGTCAGCGAGATCCTGCAGAACCCCATCAGCGGGCTCACCCTGAACGAGCGGCTAGCGGTGCGGCGCTACGAGACGATCACCACAATCCGGCAGGAGATGACCCGGGGGCTGGTCAGAGGTGACCGCTACCGGGACATCGCCGGCCGGCTCCAGAACTCGCTGGAGATCGATGCCGGCAAGGCGACCCGCATCGTCCGGACCGAGGGGCACCGGTGCATGGAGGCAGGGAAAAAGGCGTCGCTTGATCGTGCTGCCGACCAGGGGATCGAGGTCAGGAAGTGGTGGAAGGACAGCGACGACGAGCGGGTGCGCTCCGGGCATCGCCATATGGGCCGGAAGTACGGCAAGGGGAATGCCATCCCCTTCAACGAGGATTTCGTGAACGACCTCACCGGCGGGACCGGACCGCATCCCGGGGCTCTAGGAACGGCCGAAGACGATATAAACTGCCGGTGCGTAATGGTCATTGAGGTTGGGCCATGAAGAAGACCGCATTGATCATACTGCCCCTGCTGCTGGCAATCACGATGGCCGCCGGCTGCACGTCGACATATGCCGAAGAACAGTGGGTGAAGGAGGACACAGTCAAGTACGCCGAGCAGCACATCGGGTACAAACTCCTGCCGGATGTCGAGGACCACGACCTCCGGTTCGGGACTCCAGGGAAAATCGGCGATGACACCCGGGTCTACCGGATCGGGGGGACGGTATACCGGACGGCCGATGGGAGAGGATACGATGTGCATGCTATCTTCACAGCGAAGAGCGTTCGCGGAGGGAACACCGAGATCGAGATGATCTCGATGACGATTGATGGTGCGCAAGTAGTCTAAACAGTCTATACAGTCTAAATAGTCTATATCAACCCTCTTTTTCAATTCTGGAACCTATTCTACTGTATCGCCATGCCCGAGGCGTGATCGGGCCTGTTTTCGTGGGCGCGACCACGTAAAAAAGCGAAACAGCGGAAAGGAGCCAGCAGATGCCTAAAACCCTGAAAGACATACTGGGGGACGAC